GGAACAAACGCAAATTTGTTATATACACTGGCTTCCAGCTCACCCGAAGCATTGATCTCAGTTATGGTTATCTGATCTACTTCACCGTCATCATCCGTATCTTCTTCAGATACGGCATCGGTTTCCGCGATAAAAGGTCGCGCGGTTAAGAATTCAATCTCTTGTGTCATCAGCAGAGGCATAGAGTCAAAGGCCAATATACTTCCTGCATCGGCATTCGAACTCTCACCCACAAGAATCAACTTGTAGGAAGTATAGTCGTTCAGTGCTTCAGAGATGCGTATCGTGATTTTGTTGCCGCCGTCGTGCTCCACATTAATAGAGAACGGATTGCCGGTGGTTTGATCGACAAGTATAACAGTACCCTCGTCGATGGATGAACCAAGCAAAAAGGTATCAAATTCTACCTCAATGGTAGTGTTGGTAGGGATATCAGTCGCCCCATGGGCCGGGCTGGATGTCAGAACATTCGGATTGGGCATTTTCCTATCCTAAAATGTCGGACCAAATTTTTGTCTGCTTCTCCATGGGCAGCTTCGACTTGACGTACTTGTTCTTCATATTGGTCGAGGTAAAGGGTTTCCCGTCGACCTTGGCTCCGTCCTTTGTGATAACGATCTTTTCTCCCGGCGTTTCCTCTATATTGTTGGAAACCGTATCATTCCGCACGCCTGCTGCATTGGCGATCTTTCTCACCTCATGGGGATTCAAATCCGCCCCACCAAGCTTTGCAATGAGTGCTTTTTGCAGCATGCCCACCACTACCATTCTCTTACCATTCTTCAGCTCATGCTCCAATGCGGCCTGGATCAGGGCACCGCTCTTCGGCGAATCCATCAAATCCTGTAGATATGTATCTATCTGTTCCACAGGTAGATCCGTAACCTGTTCGGGGCTCAACAATGCAACCGGTCTGGCTTCATCCTTCGCAATTTGCAATTTCACATGCGAAGGGCCCTTGCTGTTACCTGCCTTCCTGAGATCTAAAACCTTATCGTTCATCATGTTCATCCTTTAGTAAAAAGGGGCCCCGGTCCTTATTCAGGACAAGGGCCCCTTGGACCGAACTGGAATCCTTACCCGTTAAACAATGGGTGAGGTTCCAGGATCTGGCAACGCACCTGAACCAGCCTGCCAGGTCAGAGCGTCATCGAGATCGTAAGACCTCGTGATCTTGATGTTCTTGGCAGTCCGAACCGCACGACCCTGGTTCAGGAGGCCAATCGCATACCGCTCACGAATCTTGACTTTCTCAATGTCGACCGTGGGATCGCGCCATTGATCAGTTGTCGGAGGCTCATCCTCAATGAGAATGCCCAGTTCGTTCGTGTCGCACATGATGATGTCCGTGGTCAAACTCGAAGAGTTGAACGGAATCACCGGGCTCACAACGATCTGGAGAGGGTACGGGAACAGTCGCGGCACGTTGGTATACGTGGTCGCAATGTTCTCGGAACCCAAGCCTGCCGAACGACCTGCAAGAGGACCCCACGGGCCCTGCTTGAACTCATTGGCGTAAGAAATCTGACCTTGGTAGGTCTGGAACAACGGGCCACCGTTCATGAAACCGAAGGCACGCATGGTCGGATCTCTTGCGAAGATCAACCAGCCCATAGGATTCATGAGCAAGGCATTGGGGACAAAACCTTCGTTGACCAGGTCGGCATACATCACCAACAGGTCATCGATGGTGATACCGCCATTGGCGGCTCCACCACTGTCCCGGCCCGACGTATTGGGGTAGGAACCCGAAGCATTATCAAACGTGATGTCGCCCTCGGCGAGAATCATGTTCGCTACCTTGGTTTCCTTCCACCGAGCCAAAGCCCGACCGGCGGCACGAAGATGGAGAGCCATGACATCGAACATCGAGTATCGCAGGAGTTCCTCCGTGAATCGAACGGCAATACCAACCTTGCCGATCCGAGCCACGACGGTGCCTGCCATGTCGACGCTCAACTCAGGGTATTCTTCACCCTCCGCCATGTCCAGGTTAACCCCGCCCATGGCACCGACTGCCGGGAACACAATCTGCTGACCATTTTGGAACGACATCCTCTGGAGTAGGCCGGTCAAGACCATATTCCAGTCCAGCGGTTCGCGCACGAACTCGCTGATGACCTTCGGGATCATCAACTGAATGTCCGGGCTGGCAACAGCGTCCTTTGCAACTGTCTCACAAAGGGCTTCCCATGTCAGACGCTCATCCGTCCGGCCCATGGGATCATTGCCGTTGTTCTCCCAGATGGCTTTCAGCTGCTTGACCCGCTGGTCGAGGGTTTTGGGTTTGCCCGACTCCGGCTGACTATCGCCCATTTGGCGAGTTACCTCACCTTGGACGATTGAATGCAAGCATTCAGTCAATGCCGTGAGGTCGGGAGCTGGTGCATTATCACTCATCTTATTCAAAGCTCCTTTGCTTACAGCATGACCTGAATCTGAATGCGGTACGTAGCCGACGTTCCGCCACCCTGCCGATCATTCGCATCAGCAATTGCGGCACGGAGATGCTGAGGGACACCACTGCTTTCGTATCCCGTCAGATTCAGCCCCGGCATCGTGTGATGCCGCCGCAGATTGTCGATGTCCGAAATCTGATCAACGCGGAACACTTTACCGAACGTGTTCTCGTTGATCCTGCCGATACCGGCCGCACTTGCCGTCCATGCGTATGCGGTACCTGAGATCAAACCGATAGCCGTGTCGTTCAGAGGCATCCAAGCACCAGGAACGTCAGGATCGGGTACTACCAGATCACCGCGTTGAGCAGTGAGCTGTTTGTCGGTTACTGCCGGATACTCCACGAACCAGTCGCAGCCTATGGCAATCTTCTCAAGTTGAACTTGATGATTGATGTAGATCTGCTGGTAGTACCGCTGGTTGATGTAAGCATCGTAAGGCAAGTAGCCAACCAGTTTGTTCGCGGGAAGAGTGAAGCTGGCAGGCAGATCGCCGGTTTCCAGAATGTCCCCTGCACCGTCGGTGTCGCTCGCGCTGTATGCATGAACGAAATCGACATCAAGGGCACTGTAATTCAGCGTTCCCGCTGCTCCACCATTCGCCGGAACCAGTTGGTTCCAAGCATCCAGGGCCACCAAGGTCCCCGCTCGCATCGCAATCGGAACTTCCGCCCGATTGTTGTGGATGTTCACCGGGATGTATGGTGCCGGTTCCACCGAGACCCGAGGGTACACACCCTCCGACACCTCGATGAAGTTTTTTGACTGGCGCTCAAAACCGTAAGGAACTTTGACATCAGCCATGCTTATGCTCCTTTACGGCTTACCTTTTTTGATCTTCGCACTGATGGACCAGTATCCATCAGTTAAAACAAGTTTGTGACGGACGGCTTTTTCTTCTTGTCTTTGTCTTCGCCGTCCTTTGCTGGCTCTCCATCTCCATCCTTAGTTGCCGTGGGGTCCGTCACCGTACCTGCCGCGGCAGCTGCAGCCGAAGCATCGGTCTCAGGTTTGCCCTCAAGGAGCTTCTTGAGCTTCTCTTCATAGCGCGGGCGAGCATCCGCTACCGCATCTTTGAGAGAGTCCGTCGACCGCGAAGCCAGCTGCTCAACTTCATCCTTGCGTTTCTCGGGATCTGCATCCCCGAGCACGACACGCATGTCAAAGAGTTGATCGGCGAGGATCTGATTGTTTGTCTTAATCAATTCCTCATTGGCCTTGTCGGCGGTTTTCTTAGCCTCTTCGGCGTCCGTGAGCTTGCCCTGAGTGAGCTTCAGCTCGGTCTTTACTTCGGACAGAGTGTTGGAGAAGCTTTCGGCGACACTTGCTTGAGTTTCGTCACTCATTGCCGTATCTCCTTCACTATCGCCCTTCTTCTTTGTGTCACAGCCCAATGCCTTGGCTTTCCTGTTCACACAGGCCAGTATGGCTTTCTTGGACCCTGGCCCCTTGTACCGTCCGATCAACCGGCGAGCGGCTGTAACGTGGGCACAGTCCGGAACGGGGAAGCTACGGTTGGGACCACAGAAAGTCTTCGAGCCGAGCTTTTTACGTTGCTTGGCCGACAACTTTGCGTCCTCTTCATCCTCTACAACCGCACGGAACTCGTCGACAAGTTCTGCCTCATCGTCGTCGAGCGTAATGTAGCCGAGAGAATCCAAGGTAGAAAGAATGTGAAGGTTGGCAAATTCTTCATCGCCGTATTCACAGTCCTCACAGGTCCCATCTACATCTTCATCTTTTGCATTTTTGGCAGGCGCTGAATCAACATCTTCATCTTTATTGGGAAGGGATGTCACGAATCCCTTGCTCTTCTCCTCGTTGAAAAGACTGACGGTAGTAAAGCCGTCACTGAACGATACATCGCTCATCTCTCTGACTGGAACTTCAGGATCTTTAGGGAAGAACGAATCCATAAGGCTCGTCAGTTCCTCATCAGAGAATGAGTCTTGATTCTTAAGCTCAAGTGAACGCACTTGGGCGTGTACTTGAGCCGGGATATTAACGTTGGAGGCTTCCAGATAACTAAGTTCATCAAATACGTAATAGCACATCCGCTCGCCTTTTCCGGCGGACCTCTTATCCATATAATCCATGACAAGTCTAGCGAACTCGTTGTCGGGCTCTTTCTTAGGTTCCGGTTTGTATTTTCTACCTGGAACATGCCCGCACCATTCGCCCTTCATCATATCCGATCCACAAATGTTACACACTGCTGAGTTGGTTCTTTGACTTGTAGAGAAGGTTCTATTCCTTCCATCTAGATACTTATCGATGGCTTCTCTATCTGTAATCTCTCCTACTAATTGTATGAAGCCCGAACCGGTATCGCCCTTTTTGCAGCCTATGTAGTCGCTCTGCCAAGAGGACATATCCACCGTGCGGAAATATTTGGCTTTCGATACCCGCCCGATGGAGTCTTTATGATCATCGTGATGGTTCAAGATGGGTTTTGGATATGGGTTCAACCACTGAGGGGTGGCGGCTTTCATCTTGGGGCCGCGGTATACACGACCATTGACCACCGTACCGGAATAAGTTGCGTCGAATGTTACTTCAAGAAAGGGTATAGCTTCATCTCGTGCAACACCACGAGCCTGGAGATTTTTCTTTGATCGATCAGCAAAGATATCGATTCTTTCGAGGTTTAGCTTCGGGGCCACTGTCTTCCATGAATCAATGAACTTTAATTCACTCATCGGATTCTCCCGAGTCGATGGATTCTTTACACCGGCTCAAAATCAACGCTACCGAATCATGAAGCCTCGGCCTGAATGTCTCAACCATGGAAATTAGCCCGCTCTTATCCTCATATCTATCTTCATCTTTTAACCGTATGATACATTCTTCAAGTTGAGGCTGCAAGAAGGTTTCATAATTATTTTTAACCCTTTGTTCGCATTCTCTCAACGTTGCACTACTTTCGCTATCCACTACATGTGTTCTGACTTCATCAAGTACCATGTCGGTGATAAGCTTATAGATAGCATCAAAGTGAGGCTTAAATACACTATCTATAAGGTATTTCGCTGGGATTGGATTACCATTGAGTGAAGCTATGTGATGCTTAAGTAGACTCAACTCATTGTCGAGGTGGTAGAGTATACGTGCGGAGTTTTTGGACACTCTGGGCCTACTTGCACTTGTGCCGTGCTGATTACTGGGCCTTGATTTATTAGCTGTAGTCTTCTTGGCTGAACTCGAAGATGAGGATGCAGAAGCTTTTGCCTGAGCTGCCTTCAGCTTGGCCAATGTATAAGGATCGGCATTGTGTTTCTTTTGGACGGTCAGCTCGCGGTCGACCAGATCTGCGCCGACTCTCTGTCCTGTAGTTTCCTCCCATTCCGATTCCTTCATTGGGTTTAGGCGCATCTTCTTACGCATTTCCGGATGGGTAGTTGCGGAGTTATTGAACTTATTAAGCTCGTGGTTCTCCTTGTTGCGCTCCTCTTCCTTGTTGATCTCATTGAACATTAGGGTAACCCTATTGTTTACATTGAGATTGAATCTACCATCTAAGAGGAATTCAACAAACATCCTGGCACAAAGACTATCCGCAACAACGGCTTGGAAATCTTTGGCCCGGTCCTCAGCCTTTTTATCCAGCGACTGGGCGGTATTCCTGTTTGCAGTCCCGCCTTGGCCGAGCTGAATATCCGATATACCTAAACCCTCTTTGACTCTCTGTTTGAAGTACTCAAGATATGGCTTGAGGTCCAGTGCTTCACCCTCTGCGCCTATAGCCACAATCTCATGCCTATGATCCGTAACCAATGCACCTTCAGTGGGCATGTTCTCTACCTGCTCTCTCACTATATCCACTTCATACCTACCGGTGGCAGAGTCTATGGTAGCCGGGAGTTTGTCGGTGCCCACTTTATAGTGATATAAGGGGAATGTATGGGCGTTGGTAAGTAGTTCAGTATATTCTTCGAGTCTTCTTAGGGTCCGGATGTCATCCAATACCGGTACACACCACGGAGTACCATATGCCATCCCCTCCTTCTTATTATAGGTGATATGGAGCACATCCCAGCGATTGAAGATACGCCATTCGCCGGTGACTGGTATATATTGCCTGTAGAACATGACTTTGCCTCTATGGTCCCGCCGGACTCTCATTGTGGCGGGGTCTGGTATAAAAGCCCCAACGATTGGATTTAAGTTCTTACCCATATAGCGGTAAGGCTTGCCGGAAGACTTGTTAGGGTCCCTAACAAATACAATATATGCATTGCAGAACTTAACCAATGACTGAGCAGCCTCTCTAACCCACATATTGGTAGACCTACCGGTCAGAAGCTCCAGCTCGTAGAGCCTGTGTAGGATCCAGTCTGCCGCGGTCGTATCTTCCGAGTGGAAGGTATATCCTTCTCTCATTATGTGCTGGATATGGGTAATGAAGGAGGTAGACAGCAAGGATTCGGTATCTTCTACCCTGGTGATCTCGGTATAGTTGTACTGAAGGTCTTCACCTGCACCGTCGTATCTTGTTCGCCGTGGAGAGGGCTTTGGCGCGTGTACAAGAATGGGTGATTTGGTGGCGCGGACCTGGATAGCCTGCGTGGAGAGATTCTTGGGCTTATCCGCACGAGGAAGATCTAAATCTCTGGATGCAAGGGCTTGCTTGAGCATCTCTTCGTAACTCATGAACTATTCCCCGGAGCTCTTGTTGCCGCCACCTCGCGCGAATGCTTTGAACACTTCAGATTCATTTAGATCATCACAATCATTGAAGATGT